GTTTATCGGAGATTAGTTTTTCAATTTCACTATTTTCCCAACCCATACAATATAAAAATTTTTTATTATAAATTGTTTCAGGGTAATCTAAAATAGATTTTATCCAAGGCTTAACTTTTTTATATGGCAAAGTTTTAGTTAAATCAATTTGATTTTGTATTTCCAAAACTTTATCTTCAGGGAATTTTAGAAAGAATTTATAAAATTTTTTATTCTTTATAAATTCTTCCATTTCTAAATGATTATTTATCTCGCAAATTATTTTTTTTCTATATAATATATTCATAGTTACACAGGTATTGGTAAATACCATTACCAATAAATATCACATAATTTCAAAATTGTGAGTATTAACATCTGAAATTTTTTCAATTTCAATAATAGTGTTGGGTAATACACAACCAGGTTCACCTACTATAATTGGGTTATTTTTCTTTCTTCTTGATAGGACTTGTGCAATACGCATAATTTCCTTTTCCCTACCAACAACAGGATCTAATTTACCTTCGCTTGCAAGTTTATTTAAATCCTTACTAAAGTTGTCTAATACAGGAGTTCCTTTATCTGATGACTTTTTGTTTTTGTCGTCACTATCCATATTTTCTATCATATTCTTACCTTTTTAAAAATGTAATTTAAAAAAAACAAAAAGTATATTATTTTGACATTATGTCATTAACTTTTTTTATTAACTGACATTTTGTCAGTTTTAATACTTTGGCGTGGATTGTTATAATAAAATATCCTTTTGGCGGATCTTTTTTTTATAATGGTATATTTATATAAAAACTAAAAACTATGAGTAAATCATTATTTACAATTGATTCTTTTGAAAAAGAAAGAATTTTGGAAATGCATCAAACCGCATTGAAAAACAATTACTTGAACGAACAAGCAACACCAGTACCAACTACGGTACCAACTACGGTAACACCGACAAAAATGAATCCACTAACTACGGATAAAATTATATTAAGTAATGGATCAGATATTACGGTATATCCTACTTGGAACCAACAAGGGACTGAACCAAAAAGCACATTTAGAATATTAAGTAATTATGGGAAGGATAAAGTAACTAATAAATTATCACCTAATGTAGTTTCAATGACTATGGCTAATAATGAATTGGGAGGATTTAACATTGGGTTATCTTATAATTGTTTAGAAAGAAAAATAACAAATTTCAGTGTCCAATCGCCAAAAGACAGTAAAACAGACAATAAAACAATGAAAAACGCTAAATATAGATTGAATGGTGCGAATGGTTTTAATAATAGTACTCAATACCCTAGTTTGGTACAAACTCACATTAACAACCTTATAGATAAAAATGGTGTCTCAACAACAGAAGGTCCCGTATTAGAAATTATAAATCATTATTGTAAAACAAAATAAAAAAAAAGGACTCAATGAGTCCTTTTTTTTTTAATCTATTGATTTATATCCGTTGGATAATCCGTCCGTTTTACTAATAAAGTAAAAGGTAAATTTAGGGTGTTTCTTATCTTTTTCGTTTTGATTAATTACGATGTGACTGTTGACAGGTTCTCCGGTTAATAATTCCACATCATTGAATGTGATAAAAATTAAACCTTTTTTTACCTGATAATCAATTACAGTTTCCGTCTCAATAAGTTTATCATTATAAAATAACATAATTTTTTTAGTGTCTAAATGAATCACATATTTATTAGTTCCTCCTGATCTAAATTCTTTTACCAACATATTATCTTCTTTAATGACATCTTCATAAGAAGAATATTTTCCACTATTAAATCCAAGATGATTTTTAAATTCTACCTCAATAGTTTGGGAATAAGAAACAAATGAGAACATAACCGTAAACAACGCAACCAACAAATTTTTCATAATTTTAATTTTTATATTATTTATACGAAGATAAGTAAATTATTCAGTTATCCAAAATAATTATTACATTTTTTTAAAAAAAAGTTATGGGAATTACAAAAGAAGAAATATCAGGAACATCAATCATAAACGAAATTCAATCAAGTAATATTAAGAAAACCGTTTATGACACTATCACTAAAAAATTATTAGTTGAATTTAATAACGGGACACAATATGAATATGATGACGTTCCCCACCAAACATACACACAATTTAGAATGACGGATTCTCAAGGAAAATTCTTTAGTTCTAAAATTGCAAAAGCTTTCAAATACAAGAAACTGTAAATAAATCAAATAATCATTGTATTTATTATTGATGGATAAATACAATGATATACTTTCAAGTTTTAAAGTTCAAAAAGAACTAAACCCTAAAATTTGGGATGGTAAAGATGACAAATCTGTAATGAAACCTGAAATTAGAGAAAGGTTACTTGAGATTGCATATGAGTTTATTGATTCTTTAGGTGTTGATATTGTCGTTACAGATATTATAATGACAGGTTCACTTTCTAACTATAATTGGTCCAAATACTCTGATGTTGATTTACACATTGTTGCAAACTTAAACCAATTCCAACCTAATCAAATTGATTTATACAAAGAATTTTTTAACCTTAAAAAAATCATATTTAACGATAATCACGATATAACAATATACGGATACGATGTTGAACTTTATCTTCAAGATGAAGAAGAAACTCATTTCAGTAGTGGAGTATATTCCGTATTATTCGACGAATGGGCAAATAATCCTAAAAAAGAATCTGTTAGTATTGATAAAGAACAAATCAAGAATAAAGCAAATCAATGGATGGATATTATTGATGGAGTAATTGATAATATGAAAGATGAAGACATTGATACCTCCAAAGAAATAATTAAAAAATATAAGGACAAATTAAAAAAATATAGAACCTGTGGATTGGAAAAAGATGGAGAATACTCTAATGAAAATTTGGTATTTAAAATGTTAAGAAGAAACGGATATATTGAAAAATTATACAATTTTGGTAATGAATTTTTAGATAAAAAATTATCAATCAATTAAAAAAAAATGCCATATTTAATCGTTGTGTTAATAAACGATGATTATGATATATTTATATAATAAAAAATAATTTTATAAAAAAAACACAAAATGGGAAGTTTAAGACCGATAGGTAGTGAAAAACTACAAGGAATGGATAAAATCAAGAGAATTATTGAAATTTCTCGTTATAATGAACATATTCCAAACCCTGTGAATGAAATTGAATCAAAAGAATATTCTCGTTCTCTTGCCGATGGTAATAGATATGAAATAGTTAAAGAAAGATTGGGTTATATCATTAAAAATCAAATTTCTGAAGGTGTTTCAGAATATATTGATCAGATGAAACATAGAAAATATTATCCATCTTATTCTCAAGCATTAAAAAGATTAAATTTAATGGCTAAAGAATTGAATGTTCTTCACGAAAATAGAAGTGAGGTATCAATGTTTGGAGAAGAGAAAAAATATTACCTTAAGAGAGATATGATGGAGAAGTTAGATATGGATCCAAATAGTATGGACGAACTTGATGAACAAGCACCTGTTCCGGCACCTGCACCTGTTCCATCACCAGCTCCCGCTCCCGCACCTGCTCCGGCTCCCGCACCTGAAGAAACTCCTGTAGAACCTGAAGGGGAATTTCCTACACCTGAAGAAGGTATGGAAGATGATGAGATGGATAACGAAGAAAAAGTTACATTTAAATCAATTCAAAAATTGACAGGAAAATTGGCACAAAAGATTCGTGACTTTGATTCAAAAGGTGAGGATGAAGACGAATCTATGGATAGCAATGATGTTAAATATGTTATCAATTCAATTTTATCATCGTTAGATTTATCAGTATTAGATGATGACGATGTTGATGAAATTCTTTCTCGTTTTGAGGATGAAGAAGGAGGAATGCCGTCAGAAGATGGTATGGACATTGAAGAACCTATGGAACCATCACCTGAAGGAGAAGAAGAAGGGGAATTACCTCCACCTGCTGAAGGAGAAATGGCTGAAATGGAAAACTTGGGTGATAAGTTTATGAACAAACTTAAAGGAGCATATACCTCATCTATGAGTAAAAAATTACCTGGTATGGACGAAATGTTTGACGAAGATGATATGGAAGATTTTGATATGGAAGATGATAAATTTTCTATGAGAGGTAATTTCTTTGATGATGAGGACGAAGAAAATGAATTTAGTTTTGAAGACGAGGAAGAAGACGAGGACGATCATACTATGAGAGGTGCAAGAAAACACAGAAGAATGTATGATGATGAAGGTCATTTATCTCACGGAACATTTGGCGAATCTAAAGTAGATAAAATCATTAAAAAATATTTTGAAATTGACGATAAAGAAAAACAATTAAACGAAGAAAAAAGAAGACAGGAATTGAGAAATCACATTTCTGAAACTAGATCCGAAATTAAAAGATTATCTGAAACAATTAGTCAAGAAAGAATGTCAGTTAAATTTTTGAGTGAAAATAAAAAAGCGAGATTAATCGGAATTACAAATAAGAAAAATTTGGTATTCAAATTAAACGAAAATCAAGTTAAAATTTCACCAAAAGGAAATATTCTATGAATAAATTAATATACATCAATGGTTTAGGTCCAAACTATAAAGGTGATAATATATATGAATTTATATTTTCAGATACTTTAGAAGTTTGGGGTGAGAATTGGGATTCAAAACCGGCAAATGGTTATCCACTTCCTCCTGACATTGAATATATTAAAAAAGTTGGTGTATTAAGAAACGGAGAAATAACATTGGAATTAATACAAGATTCCGATGTTTTTTCACTTATAGACGCAACTGACGATGTTATTGCATTAGGTTGGGAGAAAGAAACCGAAGAACTGGATTTCTCTATAACAAAAAGGTTAGTGTTTAAATTTGGACAAACCGAAGAAGAAGTAAAAAATAAATTATATGAACGAGACATCGTTCTTGAGTTTGAAAAAAAGGTAGTATATGAAAACTAAAAACCCTATAACAGTATTGTTGGAGAATGGAATTCATTTTTCCACTTTAACAAATATGTCTGAAAACCAAATTAAAATTTTGGCGGAAAGATTTAAAAAAGAAGAATCTAAAGAGGCGGTAACTAAAACCGTATATCAACCATTAAAAAACCCTAAAGATATGGAAGCGGTTCAAAATATGGTAACTAAAACAGACCCTAACGCATCTGTTGAATTGGAAGAAAAGTTTGAATCTAAATCTCAACAAGGATTATTTTGGGCAAAATGTAATAATTCTAAAGGTAAAGAAAAAACAAAATGGTGTAAAATGGCTAAAGAGTTTTCTGACGATACGACTAAAAAAGATTATAAAAAAATGCCGGAAAAGATACACCCTGAAAAAACGGTTGATTATAAAAAGAATGCTCAAAAAGAAAGTTACGAAAAATTCCTTGAGGATAGAATAGTTGAGATGGTTCACAATCACGTAAATCCTAAATTAACTAAAGGTGAGATTAAAAAGACAATCCAAGAAAAATCTGAAGGTATGATGTTGAGGAACCCGAAAAGAAATACTATGTTTTCTAAAAATCAAGGTATGGAAATGAAAAAAATGGGTAAACCAATTGGTAGAATGTTTTCCGCAGGTAAAACACCTATGGAAGAAAATGATACTAAAGAAAAAGAAAGAACAAAAGAAAAAGAACCCGGAACAAAAAATCCACCAAAAAGAAGAGGTAACCCCTTTAAAAACCCAAATCCTGGTGTAAAGGAACAACCAAGAGGTAATAGTAAGGATGATGTTAAAATGACTTTTATGAATCAAATTAAACAAGCTTTAAAATAATAAAATGGCAGATAAGGACTTAGAAAGATTAATCAGGAAGATAATAAAAGAAGCACCTGTAGATTATGGTGATTACCCTGAAAGAATGGATCCAAAAACTCAAAATAGAGTTGAGGATCCTGAAAATATATACGCTAAAAACAGAGCGTTTAAAGGTGGAGTTTCTGATGTAGAAAAAATTGCCGGAACAAGATTTAAAGAGGTTGTGGATTATGTTAAAAGATATTTTAACACTCAAGAAAATATAACTGACCCGCACGTAATGAGATCTATTATGGTGGAACAAAGTAGAGCAGTTCAACAATCAATGATTATTGAATCATCCCATAAAGATAAATTAAAAGATTTGGCGGTAGAAATTGCCGCGAAAGAAGAAGGATGGTTGGATTATTCATTAACTATGGGTGATGCCATTGATAATGGAGATGTTAGTAAATCACCAATTCAAGGTGCCGGAACAAGATATGGATTTGAATTTATCAATGTTGATGCGTTCTTAAACGAACAAAAGATTGACCCAAGTCAGTTCCAAATGAAAGAAAAGGATTTACCTAAATTGGAACTTCCACCAAATTTCTCATTTGATATTGACGAATTAACTCCTGAAGAGCAAAGACAACTTGAGATTGAAAAGAGACACGTCATCAACGCATTGATTCAAGGTAAGGGTAAGAGAGGACAATTCTCATACCAAGCCTTTAAAGATAGATTAGACGAGATTGATCCAAGATTGTATGTATTATATAATAAAATAATGTCGGCTAATGACTTAATGTATTTCACCCAAGAAGATTTAATTGAAGCAATGGGCGGAAACGCAGCAGGTTCATCTAGTGTTGAGAGTGACGATGAAGACGATGAAGAAGGTGGTGAAGAAGGTGAAGGAATGGATGTTGTTGTTGCAAACGGTGTAATATTCCCAATTTTATTACACGAATTAGTTAAAGGTTTTGCGTCAGTTGCGTCAAGAGAACAATGGAGAGATATGGATCCTTCAATGGCTCAAGATGTTATGGGTAAAACTGATGTATTCTCAAATGAACCAATGCAATTTAGAGTTGGTGCGGAACTTGTAAGAAAGTTAAGAACATTATTACCTGATGAATTAATTTTAGACGAAAGAAGTAAGGTTTATATTCCTTTCTTTGAAAGAATCCTTTACGGTATTCCCGCAGAAAGATTCTTAAAAGAAATTATGTCCAATGTAATATCTGAAAGAGAAGAAGATAATAATAAAGTAAGAAGAACTTTTGAGGACATTCTTAAACGAGCAAAATCCGATTATCAAAAATATAAAGGTAATGATGATGAAGACGAAGAGGAAGATGACAATGATATCTTATCGCAATTAGGACTATAACATATTTAAATAATTAATTAAAACCCCCTTTTATGTAAATAACTGGGGGTTTTGATATTTATAGTTAAACAGTTTTATGGGTTTTACTAAAGAACAAGTAATGTTGGAGTATGTCAAATGTATGAAAGACACTCCATACGCATTAAAAACATATCTACAAACTTACGATAATACGGTGTCACAATATGTTCCACTACAATTATTTCCCGATCAGGTGTCTTTGTTAGAGGATTATGATAAATACAATGAGAATATTGCACTGAAATATCGTCAGGCGGGTGTATCAACTGTAACCGCGGCTTGGGTGTCCAAGAAACTTGCGTTTGCTAAAAAAAACAAACCTGAAAAAATCCTAATTATTGCCAACAAATTGGATACATCGTTAGAGATGGCTAATAAGATTAAGTCATTTGTTTCTCAATGGCCGAAATGGGTCGGTGCAGATTTCTCCACTGAAAAAAATTCACAGAAACATTATAAATTAACAAATGGTTGTGAGGTTAAAGCGGTTGCGACATCAAAGGATGCTCTTCGTGGATTTACTCCTACGGTTCTTATATTTGATGAGGCGGCGTTTATTGAAGCCGACAGTGATTTTTGGTCGGCTTGTATGGCATCCCTATCCACAGGGGGTAAAGTAATTGTGGTATCAACACCAAACGGATACGATAGAATTTATTACGAAATATATGATCAAGCGTTAAGAAATATGAACGACTTTAAAATTACAGAAATGTATTGGTTTAGAGATCCTCGTTACACAAAAGATTTATATTTAGTTAAAACTGAAGATATTATTCATTACCTGCTAAATAAAGAAGAATATACTGAAGATCAGATATTAAGTTGGGAAGGTATTCCATTTGAAACAAGAAATTATGACGATCTTAAAACCATAATGGACACAGGATACAAACCTTGTTCTGATTGGTTTGAGAAAATGGTTAAAAAACTTAAATACGATAAGCGTAAAGTTTCTCAAGAGTTAGAATGTAACTTCCTTGGATCGGGGGATAATGTATTTGATTCAAAAATGTTACAAACAATTCGTGAGAATATGCTTAAAGAACCCCAAAATAAAATGATGGGCAATTCTTTATGGATATGGAAGGAACCAGTTATTGGACACAAGTATATAATGGGGGTTGACGTTTCTCGTGGGGATAGTGAGGATTTTTCAACAATACAAATTATTGATTTTGATGAACGAGAACAAGTTTTAGAATATATTGGAAAAATTCCACCTGATGTTTTGGCTGAAGTTGCCTATAAATGGGGTAATATGTATTCCGCTTTTATTGTGGTGGATATCACAGGTGGAATGGGTATTGCAACATCAAGAAAACTACAAGAACTTGGATATAAAAATATGTATGTTGACGGGGTTGATTTAAACAATACTTGGAAATACAATCCAAAGTCACTTGATAAAATCCCCGGTATTAACTTCAACAATAAAAGGGTTCAAATCATTGCGGCTTTTGAGGAAGGAATGAGACATAAGTTTAGAATGTATAGTTCAAGATTATTCAATGAAATGAACACATTTGTTTATGTTAATGGTAGACCGGATCACCAAAAAGGACATCACGATGATTTAATTATGTCAATCGCAATGGCGTTGTATGTTGGGGAATCTTCGTTTTCAAGTTTGGAAAAGGTAACCGAACAAACAAAGGCGATGTTGGATTCTTGGACGGTAAGTAATAATGAATCAGTTAAAAATATAATAGATTTTAACCCCGTAATTCCACATATGAATCAAGATAGGTTTAGAGACAATTCAAGTGCAAGTAGAAAGGATTATGAAACCTATGGGTGGTTATTTGGGAGTAGATAATATTTATAATAAAATATAGTATGGGATTATCAAGTAGAAAAAGATCAGGTAAGATTATCGCGGGTAGTGCATTGATAGTACCGGGACAACCTATTTTAAGTGCTAAAAAATTTGAGATAACTTTTTCAAATAAAAAAGGTTCATTGCCCGAGTCGTATAATGAACAAATATCAAGTTCGGGAAACACATCTAATAACTAATTCTATACTTATAAATAAAAGTGATTAAAATTATATAAATAAAATTAAATAGTCAATATGGAACAAAATCAAAATAATCTAACTATTTGGCAAAGATTATCTCAAGTATTTGGTCCGAATTCTTTATTAGGTCAAGATTTACCAACATACAAACTTGATAAAACAGAGTTATTAAGAACCACAGATAAGAAAGAATACGAACTTGAGAAATTACAAACTCAACAATCAATGTACCTGTCGGGACAATGGGCAAAGATTGAGAATAACTTATACACACAAGCGGTTTATTATGAACCAACAAGATTAGCATCATTTTATGATTATGAATCAATGGAGTTTACTCCTGAAATTTCTACTGCCTTGGATATCTATTCTGAAGAATCAACTACCGCAGATCAAGATGGTTATATATTACAGATATATTCTGAATCAAAAAGAATAAAAGGAATATTAGCAGATTTATTTAATAATATTTTAGATATTAACACCAATCTTGCAATGTGGACAAGAAATACCCCTATTAGAGAGGATAGTATGATACCATTATTAGATGGGACTGAAATAACTATTAAAGAATTATCCGATAGAGTTAAATCTGGTGAAGAAATTTGGTCTTACGCAATACAAGATGGTACAAAAGCAATTGTTCCTAGTAAAATTATATGGTGTGACCTTACTAGAAAAGATAGTGAATTAATAAGAGTCACTTTGGATGATGGGACATATATTGATACAACACCAGATCACGAGTATATGCTTAGAGATGGGTCATATAAACGAGCTGACTCTTTAACTGAAGGACAATCTTTGATGCCTTTTTACACTAGAAAAAGTGAAAAGAAACAAGATTGTATTGTTGGTTACGAAAAAATATATAACCCTAGTACTACTAAATATAAATTTACACATTCTTTAGTTGCACATGAATGTGTTAGGGATTTAGAATATGAAAAATCTATTGGTAGTCAGTTTGACACACATCATTATGATTTTAATAAATTAAATAATAACCCTAATAATTTAATTAGATTAACGCATTCGGATCATTTCAAACTGCATGTAGAACATTTTGATAAAATATTGGGCTCACCAGAAGTGGTTAAAAAAAGAATGGTGGGTGTTGATAAATATCTTAGGTCTGATAAAAGAAAACAAAGATTGTCTCAAGAAATGTCCGGCATTTACCCTAAATATTTTGAACAATATAATTTTAGTGATTTACATACAGAACACAATAAAATTCGTTCTGAAAAAATGTTAAATAATTGGGATTCTGTAGAATTTACAGAAAAAACTAAAAAAGGTATGACTATTGAAATTAGTGATGATTGTTTAGAATATATTTCAAATTTAATTATTAATAACGAAAATTATATCGGAATCAATAAACTATCAGAATTATTAAAAAATGATGATGATTTTATTCAACTTTTTAAGGTTAATTATTCATTAAGAAAAGATATAAAAAAATCAATTAACCCAACAACACTTAATAAAGTTATTTTTAGAAAAACTAATAAAAATTATTTTGATTTTGTTTTAGGTGTTAAACCAATCCTTATTTTAGATAAATCGTATATAAAAGCAAAATCAATTTATTTAGGTAAAACAAAAGAAAATCACTTATTAAACCATAAAGTGGTTTCTGTTGTTAAATTAATTGAAACATCGGATGTGTATTGTTTAGAAGCTGTTGGACCTAACGGTGAACACGATAGACACAACTTTCCAGTGTTAGGTAAGGACATAAATGGTTCATACTCAAGAACTTCTGGTGTGTTTTTATCCAACTGTAAATACGGAGATAACTTTGTTTACTTAAAACTTGATCCTGAAAAAGGTATTGTTGGTTGTATGCAATTACCTAATATTGAAATTGAACGATTAGAGAGGGGTATGGCGGCAAAATCGGTAAATGCCGAAGTTGACCCAAAATCAAAAGGTTTAAGATTCCATTGGAAAATTAAAGATATGGAATTTAACTCCTGGGAGATTGCCCACTTTAGATTATTGGGTGATGATAGAAAACTTCCTTACGGTACTTCTATGTTAGAAAAAGCAAGACGTATATGGAAACAATTATTATTATCTGAAGATGCAATGTTAATTTATCGTACATCAAGAGCTCCTGAACGAAGAGTATTTAAAGTTTTTGTTGGTAATATGGATGATAAAGATGTTGAATCATATGTTCAGCGTGTTGCAAACAAATTCAAACGAGATCAAGTAGTGGATTCAAAGACAGGTAATGTTGATATGAGATTTAACCAAATGGCGGTAGATCAAGATTATTTTGTTCCTGTAAGAGATGTTGCACAAACAATGCCGATTGAGACATTAGCAGGAGCTCAAAACTTGTCTGAAATTGCGGATATTGAATACATTCAAAAGAAATTGGTAACCGCATTAAGAGTTCCTAAAGCGTATTTAGGATTTGAGGAAGTTGTTGGTGACGGTAAGAATCTATCATTACAAGATATTCGTTTTGCAAGAACTATTAATAAGATACAAAAAAGTATGATTGCCGAAATGAATAAAATTGCAATCATTCACCTATACTTATTAGGATTTGAGGATGAATTACAAAACTTTACATTAGGTCTTACAAACCCATCCAAACAAGCAGATTTATTGATGATTGATGTGTGGAAAGAAAAAGTTCTTTTATATAAAGATTTGGTTACTGAAATTCCTAACACAATCCAACCAACATCCGCAACTTGGGCTAAAAAACACATTTTTGGATTCTCTGATGAAGATATTAAATTGGATGTCCAACAAATTAGATTAGAAAGAGCGGTTGCTGCAGAACTTACTAATACTCCAACAATAATCACACATACAGGTATGTTTGATACTGTTGATAAATTATACAAAAGTAAATCAGGAACAACTCAAAATGCCGCACCACCAGCTGAAGGAGGTGAACCGCCTATGGGAGGAGGAATGCCACCTATGGGTCCTGATATGGGAGGAGAACCTGATATGGGAGGTGAAGCACCACCACCATTACCGGAAAATAAAGAAAAAAATAATTTAAATATTTTGTTAGAAAGTGACGATTTCCACGAGGATTCTTACATTGATTTAGGTAAAGCGAGAAATTCTTTAGGTTCAATGGAAGATGCATTGAGCAAATTGTTAAGAGATTGATATTTATAAATAAAAACGATTATGAAATTTGGTTTATTAAAATCACAGATAGAAAATATGTTAATTGAATCATATAAAAATGAGTCAATGAAAAATAATATGTTTATTTTTAACGAGTTAGTTCTTAAAAATAAAAACATTAGTAGAGTGTTCTACTTATACGATGAATTAAATTCCAATAAAGGACTTAATGAGTCCGTTGCAGGTGAATTTGTGAATCAAAGCGTAATTGTTTATGAAAACTTAATCAATAAAATTAACCCTAAAGAATTGAAAGAAATTCAAATGTGGGTGGGACATATTCAGTGTGAGAATACTTACACATTGGTTGATGATTTATTCTCTAACAATGTGACGAATTTAGAATCTAAAATTAAAAGTAAAAATACAATTTTAGAAAACCTAAAAACCGAACCAAAAAAAGTAAAAGAAATTGTTAATGTTCCAATAAAAACTATGGTTAATGTCGCAAATAAAACGGCATCAAATTATATTGAAAGTTTAACCGAATCGGATAAAACCGAATTAAAGAAACTTTTATCTTCAGACGATGAAACTATAAAGGAGTCCTACTTCATCCTAAAAGGAAAAGTAATCTCTAAATTAGAGACACTACAAGAAGGAGATCAAGATAATGAGGTAACTAATAGAATAGACGAAACAATACAAAAAATTCAAGACGAATCTTTTGATAAAGTTGGATATTTTAAGTTACGAAAATTAAATGAGAATCTTTAATCGTTCATAAATTGTTGACGATAAATAGCTCTTTTCTTAACATCTCTTTTAGTGATTGACTTCTTTTTAAATTCTTTTCTACTATTAAGTAGAGAATTTTGACGAGTCCTAATAATTTTACTTTTTAGTTCTTTAAGGGCTTTTTCAATTTCCCCATTCTTATTCACCTTAACTATTAACATTACATTTTTTTAACGATTTATTCATATTTGATATATATCTCAAAATTACTTATTTTTTAATAAAATAAACGAGACAGTATGAGAAATATTTATGAAAAAAGGGAAAACCGCAAAAATTAATGGTTTTAGAACATCAAAAGTAATCTATGGGACGGTAGATTCAAAAGAATTTAAATCACTTTATCTTAATCTACAAACTTGGGCGGAACCAAAAGAAGATTATGAAACTTGGGTGAGAATCACACAGAATATGAGTAGATCAATTAAACATTCGGTGTATGATAACATAGATAAGACACTATTTGATGATAAATTTATTATTGATATGGACTTAAGAACAAGTGGTTTACATATGAAGAAAAAATCATTCTTAAATCTTGAGATAAATCTATTTTTAATAGACGAGGTGGATTTCAAAGATATAAAATTAAAAAGAAAGTTAAAAAGTATTATCAAAGGAATTTACGACGATGTATTAAATAAGAATGAATATTTTAAATTTTATTTGACAAAAAATGGGAATATAAAAAAACCAAAGGTAAAAATGGAGAAAGTTTAATATTTATATAGAAAACTTTTAATATGAACCAAAACAGAATATTAGGATTAAATGATGTGGGTAAGAAGGGAATTCTTATTGAATACGATTCCGGATACATTGATCCTACAGATAAATATAATTCAGAATTAATTAAAGAATCCAAAAATTCTTTGGATCACTCAAAACCATTTGAGTTCTATGCGGTGTTACAAAAATACGATACCCCAAATAGAAATGGTAGATTATACCCTAAAAAAGTATTAGAGCGTGAAGCCGAGAATTATAAAAAAATGATTGAGAAGGGTACTGCATTGTCAGAACTTAATCACCCTGAATCATCATTAATAGATTTGGACAGAGTTTCTCATATAATTACTGAAGTGTGGTGGGAAGGTCCCGTATTGATTGGTAAGTTAAAATTATTAACAAGTCCAGGATTTCACCAAAGTGGAATATGTTCCACTAAAGGAGATTTGGCAGCAAACTATTTAAGACAAGGCGTTACTTTGGGTATTTCTTCTCGTGGTGTTGGATCACTTAAAAAAGTGGGAGAACAAAATGAAGTTCAAGATGATTTTGAATTAATTTGTTTTGATTTAGTATCATCACCTTCTACTCCTGGGGCATATCTTTATTTAGATAAAAACGACAGAATGAAATTTGACGAAAACCTTGAGGAAGATAAAAAAATTGCGGTAGAAAGAAATATCGGAGATAGTGGTAACAAATCACTTGACTTAATGAAGCGTTTATCCGATTATTTGGATAAATAAAAAAATTATGGAACAAGGAGAAAAATATTTTGTCGCAAAGATTACATCTGATTTATTAGATACTGAATCAGGTAAAGTTAAAAAAGTAAGAGAAGAAAAATTGGTTATGGGGTATACCCCAACTGATGTGGAAGCTAAAGTTACTAAAGTATATGAGAATTATACAATGGATTGGAGAATCACTTCAATCACAGAAAGTAAAATTGATGAGGTAATTGATTAATCATAAATAACCTAATTTAAAAGGATGGACAAATGTTCATCCTTTTTTTTATGCCCAAAATTTAATTTTTTTTATCTAAAAACACCATTAAAATGATTTTTTTGAATTTGTCAAGTATTTATCTGTAAACTATTCAAAAAATAATGAACAAAAAAGAATCATTAGTAGAAGATACATTTATCCAATTAAAGAATTTGGAGGATGTAATCGCGGAAAACGCACAAGGAATACTTGCATCAACAATGAAGCAAGAAATCAAAGAATTAGTAAAAGAATCTCTGAACGAACAAGAAGACGAGGATGAGATTGAACTAGATGCAGAGGTTGATACCGACGCTGATAACGACGAAATGGAAATGGATATGGATTTTGATGACGAAGAAATGGATGTAGATACTGATATGGATTTTGATGACGAAGAAATGGATATGGATATGGATGTTGAAGATGATACTATCGACTTAACAGGAGCTTCAGACGAAGAAATTCTTCGTGTGTTTAAGGCAATGGGTGACGAAGATGGAATCATTGTAAAAAAAGAAGGTGGAATGTTACATTTATCAGACGATAATGAAGATGTTGAATACATGGTCCAACTTGGAGAATCTGATGACGAAATGGAATTGGACGAAATGTACGATGAGGATGAAGACGAAATGGAAGAAACCGAAATGTACGAAGATGAAATGGAAGATGAAGAATCTGAAGGAGTTATCTATGAGTTAGAACTTGACGATATGGGTAATGAAGAAGAAATGGATATGGATATGGATTTTGACGACGAAGAAATGGATTTTGAAAAAACTCCAAGTCGTAGATTGAAACCAATCGACAGTAAATATTTTGATATGACTGAAGAAGACGATGATGATGAAGAAGACGAAGAATACGTAATGGAATCTTCTAAATTTAAATCCAAAGGAGTTGGAATGGGTAGTGCATCTAAATTCAAATATGACAAAAAACCAAATCAAGGAGAAGGTTTCAAAACAAAAATGAAACAAGGAACCAGAGGAGTTGGAATGGGTAAAGCTAAATTTGAATATAAAGAAGAAGTTAACAACACTGATGTTGAAAAAAAATCAACGAGAAAACCAATGGTTAAGAAACCTATAGTTAAAAAAGAAGAGACGAAAGAAGCTTCAAGAACATTGGGTAACGGAAAAAGATGGGGTAGAAATGGTTTAGATAAACCTAAAGCAGCTCCAAGACATTTACGTGTTGAGTCAACAGAAGTTGAGTTAAACTTACTTAGAGAAAAAAACGAAGAGTATAGAAAGGCACTTAATCTTTTCAGAACAAAGTTAAACGAAGTTGCAACATTCAATTCAAATTTAGCATACGCTACGAGATTGTTTACTGAACATTCAACAACAAAACAAGAAAAGATTAACATCTTAAGAAGATTTGACAGTGTAGATACTCTTAAAGAATCAAAAAATCTTTACAAATCTATTAAAAACGAACTTTCAAGTACAAGTACTACGGATAACACAATTACAGAATCATTAGAAAGAAATGTTGTTAAGACACCATCAAGTGGATCGGCAATGAATCTAATTGAATCTAAAACTTATGAAAATCCACAATTCTTGAGAATGAAAGATTTAATGGGAAAATTAAAATAAAAATAAATAAAAACAAATAAAAAACCAAAAAAATGGGAGCATTATTAGAATCAGGTCTTGTTGGTAACATCGGGTTGAAACACCTTAAAGTTATCAAAGAAGATACTATTAACAAATGGGACAAATTAGGGTTCCTAGATGGACTTAAAGGTCATCTAAAAGAAAACGTAGCTCAATTGTATGAGAATCAAGCGTCTTTCTTGATTAACGAAGCAACTTCAGAAGGTTCTAACGGAGCATTCGAAACAGTTGTTTTCCCAATCGTAAGAAGAGTTTTCTCTAAATTATTGGCTAACGATATCGTTTCTGTACAAGCAATGAACTTACCTATCGGTAAATTGTTCTACTTCGTGCCTAAAATTCAAGGTTACCAAACAGGTAGTGGTAACAACATTACAGGTGGAGAACACTACGCACCAATTGGTTCACCAAATAACCCAACAATTGATTCTAACGCAATCAATGCAGGATACACAGGAGCTAACGCTTACGCAAAAAATCTTTATGATTTATTTTATGAAGGTGGTGAAACTGGTTTAGATCCTCCAGGATTGTTTGATTACTCTAAAGGTCAGTGGACTGCGGTTACTGCGGATGCTGATATCCAAGTATGGTCAGGAGGTAATTTAATTGATTCTTTAGCACCTGTAGGAAATATCAGAAAAATAATTTTGAAAATTTCAGGATTTAGAAATGCTGGAGCTGGTAAATTAGTTGGTCCTGATGGTAATGAAATGGATTCAGAAACATTCTTGTCTGATCTTAAAATTATTGCAACAACAGATTTATCTGCATCTACAACACCTTGTAATGTAACTAAAGATTCTGAAGGTAACTTTATTCCATTGTTGTTCAGAGTTGTTACTCAACAATACGGTAAAGGTATCGTACAATACGGATCAAGATATACTACAACATTCCCTGGAACATCAACAACAGGTGGTAACGGTGGATCTTTCCAAGATATTTGTGATACTGATGGATATATCTATGTTGAAGTAGATCTTTCTTGCCCTGTATGTGCTGATTGTGACTCAACATCTTTAGATGGTTACACAGGTACAACAATTTTTTCAGGAGCATCAGGTGATTCATTTACTGCGGTTTATAGAACTTACAAAAATATGGAGTTTGAAGATCAAATTGGTGAAGTTTCTTTTGATTTGGAATCTGTAACAGTTTCTGTATCTGAAAGAAAATTAAGAGCTCAATGGTCTCCTGAAATGGCACAAGACGTTGCAGCATTCCACAACATTGATGCTGAAGCTGAATTAACGGCTTTATTGTCAGAACAAGTGGCGGCTGAAATTGACCGTGAAATTTTACGTGACTTGAGAAAAGGTGCGGCTTGGAACTTACGTTGGGATTACAACGGATGGAGAAGAATTGCACAAACAACATCTTATACTCAAAAAGATTGGAATCAAACTTTGATTACTGCAATCAACCAATTGTCAGCACAAATCCACAAATCTACATTGAGAGGTGGAGCTAACTGGATCGTAGTTTCTTCTGAAATTTCTGCAATCTTTGATGATTTAGAATACTTCCACGTATCTAACGCATCTCCTGAACAAGATCAGTATAATATGGGTATTGAAAGAGTTGGTACTTTACAAGGTCGTTACCAAGTATATCGTGATCCTTACTTCCCACCAAACACAGTTTTGATTGGACACAAAGGAACATCATTGTTAGACACAGGTTACATTTACGCACCTTACGTACCGTTACAATTAACACCTACAATGTACAACCCATTCAACTTTACACCGATTAAAGGTATAATGACGAGATACGCGAAAAAAATGGTAAATAATCGTTTCTACGCCAGAATTACTGTTGATGGAGTTAGAACATTTGATTTAAGAGAATTGAGATAATCAACAACTTAAAATAACCCTCAAAAGGAGACAAGTAATTGTCTCCTTTTTTTTTATTCCATATATTTATTAAAAAACATATTGTATGAGAAATTTATTATTAACATTTATTTTGGTATCATCCACTTTTATGGGGTTCTGTCAAAATGTATTATTTAGTGAAAATATCGGTACCGCAGTATCTACAGCAACAATTTCAGTAACAAGTAACCCTTTTCAAAACAGTAGTTTAACTTTTGGTGGAACTGCAGACACTAGAATAACCGGATTATCAACAGGATATGTTGGGGCTAGCGGAAATAGGAATGTATTTTTAACACCTACAGTAGGAACTAATTTTCAAATATCATCAATTTCAACAATTAATAGATATAATTTTAAATTATCATTCGGTGCATTTAAAAGTACAAACGCATCTAATATGTCTGAATTAACATTGGAATATAGTATTGATGGAATTAAATATTTCCCAATAACAATTCCAACCCAACCAACGGGAACAGGAACTTCCTCTTGGAGGTTAATCTCCGACATTGTATTACCATCATCGGTGAATAATGTTTCAAACCTTAGATTGAGGTGGAAACAAACATCCTCAACAATTCAATTTAGAATTGATGACATTAAATTAACCAACGAAACCGCATTACCTATTGAATTAATTCGTTTTGATGGTAATGCCGTATCAAATACTGTTCACCTATATTGGTCAACCGCTTCAGAACAAAATTCAGATTATTTTTTAATTGAAAAAAGTTTTGACGGAATTGATTGGAATTTAGTTGGTTCTGTGAAAGCGGCAGGTAATAGTAACCAAACAATTGATTATTCATTTATAGATAATGATTTAAAATTTGGCGTATCGTATTACAGATTAAAACAATTTGATTTTGATGGGGAATTTAAAATTTATTCTGTAATTGCAATTGATAATAAAATAAAAAAAGATGTTATTAAAATTATTGATTTAACAGGTAGAGAAGTTAACGAATACTATAAAGGATGGGTTGTGATTTATTATGACAATCGGGAAATAATTAAAACCTATCAATAATAAAAATAAATCAATGAATTATAATCGTGAGGGGGTAAATGGTAATTTACCCCTTTTTTCATGCTCTAAATATTTTTTTTTAATTGTATCATTGTATTTATAGGTATAAGAGCTCAACCCGCCCAAGGAAGTTGGGGGTTCCATAGAACGGTTCTTCAAGTGAGACTTATGTTTTTTTATTAACATACAAAAAATATAAAGTCATGCGTAATTTTCTATTCATTCTATTAACTTTTTTAAGTTTTAATCTTTTTTCACAGTATTGTAATTTAGCAACAACTAATGTTCCAATAACACCAACAACAACCGCACAATTAACAACTTCTTATAATTCTGGAAGGAGAGCATTTAATTTTGTTGCAACCGCAGGATGTACTTATGTATTTGAAACCTGTGGGCTTTCAACTGCGGATACATATTTAAGATTATACTCAACAGGAACAGGAGGTACTGTTTTGGTGACAGGTGATGATAATTGTGGATCACAATCAAGAATTACTTGGACTTGTACAACAAGTGGGACTTACTCAATATTAGTAACAAATTGGTCTTGTGCGGCATTAAGTGTTGCAACTCGCGTAAGATTTTATATATCAGGTTGTGTAACCCCATTTAACCCCTGCTCAAGTATAACAACACTTTCTTGTGGTGTTGCAACAACATTCACCATTTCATCGGGGAATGGATTGTATAATCCCCCATCAACTAGTTGTGGGTTCACTACCCCAGGACGAGAAAGAATATTTCAAATTACCCCAACGGTATCAGGAAATTATACAATCTCTCAACCAACAAGTTTTGGTTATATTGATTGGTTTTATAAATTATCATCAGGGGGATGTAACGGAACTGGATGGACTTGCATTGACGACATTTCAACGGGAAATATCGGTAATTCAAATGTGAATATTCCATTACTTGCCGGACAAACATATTATATTATGGGAGATCCGGAAACAACGGGTGGTGGTTCGGTAACATTTACGTTAAATTGTCCCGTATTACTACCATCAAATGATTTAATATGTAATGCAATAACCATCAATTGTGGTACAACATTAAATGGTACAACAGTTAACTCAACTAATAGTGGAGTTGGTGAAGGTGGGTCATGCGGAACATCACAAACAACAGGTGGTGTATGGTATAAAGTTGTTGGTACGGGAGATTTAATGGTGGTATCTTTATGTGCAACTGCTTGGGATTCAAAAATATCTCTTTATCAAGGTACTTGTACGATACCTACTTGTATTGGTGGGATTGACGATGACGGACCGTCTTGTGTGGGATCATCATCATCGTATCAGTGGGTGTCATCATTGGGAACTACTTATTGGATTTTGGTTCACGGGTATTCCACAACATCATCATTTTCATTGAGTTTAACTTGTTCTCCACCCCCATCTATTGGTCCTTGTTTTGCAACATCTCCGTGGACAGTATTAAATATGCCAACATCTCCGTCTACAGTTTCATCCACCTGTTTAAGTGGGAATGGTCAATTTACTGATGAATATAGTACTTGGAATACAGGTATTGCTGGTACCATATATAATGTTCAATCAAGTTTATCAACAGATTGGGTTACAGTGACTGTTGGTTCACCTTCGGGTACTGTTGTTGGATATGGTACAACCCCAATTTCATTTACCGCACCATCAAATAATACTTATTATGTTCACATAACAACAAATGGTTATTGTATGAACGATGCAAATTGTAGGGATATCACAGTAAATAGGATTTCTTCTTTACCAATTGAGTTGGTATCTTTTAATGGTATGAAAAAGAATGGTGATAATTTTTTATATTGGGTAACCGCTTCTGAAAGGGATAATGATTATTTTACATTAGAATATTCTATTGACGGAGAATTTTGGTTGGACATTTCAAATATAAATGCTGCTGGTAACTCACAACAAGAATTGTCATATTCATATATTCATAAAACATATGATAGAAGTGTCACCAATTATTATAAATTATCTCAAACCGATTTTAACGGTGTGAGAACATACTTTAATGATGTTGCGATTACCAACACCCCAAATCAAAAAGAAGTGGTTAAAATCGTTAATACCATAGGACAAGAGGTAAATTCGTTTTCACCTAATGGAATGTATTTTGAAATCTATGACGATGGTTCAATAATGAAGGTGATGAAATGATTTTATTTAGATAATACTCTAATTGATTTTGAAATTATTTCGGATTCACCTATTGTAAACGCACCTCTATTATGTGCCGCTTTAACTGACTCCACCAAATAGTAAATTGAGTGTTCTTTATCCATTGATGATAAAATAATATCCAAGTGATCCTCCGTTAAAAGATTTATGGTTCCAAATAAATTACCATAGTTTTCTGTTTGTTCTTCTTCCATTTTAGTATTGTTTGATATTTATAATAATAGATAAGTTTGTTAAAATGTTAAATGATATCATAAAAAAAGTTTTAAGGGAAGCTACTTCAGATAGTGGGGGTAGTCGTGGATCATATATTGCACCATTATCGTTGGGGATTAGAAAGTTCAAGGATAATAATACGGCTCCATTTACGATACCCGTTTCTAAATATGATAGTCCTATGTTAGAATTTGATAGTTATGACGGGAAAATGGACGAAACAAAAAAACAAATTAAAAAAATAGAATCTAAAGCAAAGAAAGTTACTAATTATATCAAAAACAACCCACAATCAACATTTAGTGATGAAGATGGTAATAATATAAACCCAACTCCCGGTAAGAATAAGAAAGTAGTTCCAATTAAAGAAAGCTCAACCTCAATATCATCAGGGGAATATACCGGTCCGATTGAACTTGGTTTAAAAAAATGGAAAAAATATCATTTAGAACCATTTACCGAATTTGTTGATACCGAATTTAATCATCAAAAAAAACAAAAAACAATGAAGAATAATATTAAAAAAGTTGTAGGTGTTTGGGAAAAAAACTCTGAAGGAACTTACGATACATATGAACACGATGTTGATTTTATTAAAGAAGATTTGGCGGTTTGGTTTGGAACAAAGAAAAAACCAAAAGGTTCTAAACAACCAAAAGGTCCTTGGGTTGATATATGTAAAAAAGTTGACGGAAAACATCCCCCTTGTGGTAGAAGTGACTCTGATAAGGGTTCTTACCCAAAATGTCGTGCTGCGAGTGTTGCAGGTAAGATGAGTGATTCGTCAAAAAAAGCCGCTTGTCAACAAAAACGAAAAGCCGAGAAAAAAGATACTCAAACAGGTAAAGGTCAAAAACCTGTTATGACATCATACAAACCAAGAAAAGAATCTATTGATGTATTAGTCAACAGAATCATTACCGAGATTAGAAATTCTTTCTAAAACACTGTGTAAGGAGTTTTTAATTTGAGAATTAATTTTTTCCTCATAATTTAATCTTCTTTTTTCTGTTTCACCGTCAAAAATTTGTGTGATGCGTTCCCAATCTCTTTTGGTTAATTTAACACTATAATGATATACGTGATTAGTTAAATCTACTCTACCATTATCCATTGTTATGAACAATCCCATTTCTTTATTCTCAATGTATCTTTTGTTTGACATTGGAGCAATCATAAATTTAGTATTGGGGTGTTTGATCGCTTTTAAACAAATCTTAAAACAAGTTTTTTCATACGATGTTTCTTCGTCCTCATAAGTGGGGACAAACGAATTTTTCTTTACCGATAAATACAATCTTAATTTTAACCTTCTAAAAAATCTTATAACTCTTTTTTTCATATCATTATTTCTATGAATGAAATATATGAAAAAAATTTAGTTAAGACAAATGTTAAATTATCCTTTTTTCCATTTACCCCCTTTTGAGTTATATCTTTTAACTGCGGCACCATTACAATACGCACTTGGACAAACTTCGTATCTTTGTTTTGCCCATGCTAAACATTGTTGCCACAATCCCGGATTAGTAGGTTTATTTTTTTTCTTTTTTTCCGTTAATTCACTACCCTCCATCATAATATCATCATCCATACGATTGTCTTCCGATTCTGTTTCATTCATTAAAAAATCAAAAACTTGATCCATATTATTCTTTGCTTCAGATATGTGATCTTGAGCCCAATCGTGTCCGTCCTCAAGAATTTCCTCAACCATTGATTTGTCCATTTCTAACAATATATCACATTGTCTTCTCATTTGCTCAATATTTGAAAAGAACATATAACGAGTATTCTCTTCTTCATTAATAACTCGTGTAATGATTCTACTTAAATCCGATTCACTTAATTTAATTACTTTTTTCATATCTTAAGAATTTAATCCATTAGGACCACCTAATGTTATCATATTTAATTGTGTTACTTGAGTCCCATACCCATCAGTCCATATTGGGTGAGGTGGGACAATTGATACTGTATTACCGCTACAGTCAATTACACATACTGTTGATTCCGTATTTGCACTTCTTGGAGATTCACAATCACAATTAGTGAAAGGTCCTGTAATATTGAAAGTAAACGGGAAAGAATCATTAATTATTCCAGTTACTGTCACACAAAGACAATTAATAACCTCACCTTCACATATAAGATAATTTTGCCCTATCGGCCATTCTGTAAATTGGTTTGAATCAATTGGTCCAGATATTTCCGGATCGTCACAGGATACCGCCAAAAAAGATAAACCGTTACTTTGTAAACATTTTAAACAATCATCAAACTCAACAGACGATAAAACACCCTCTCCAACTATTTCTAAAGATTCTTCAACAACTCTGAAACACCCCGCAGTTGTCTCACCTGTAAATTCAATAAAATAGATACTACCTGGTGTTAAAGTGTTTTCACCGGGATTTACCACTAATTCAGTTATTTCGTCACATCCAAGTATTAAATAATTTGCCATTTCTTTTTATGTGTGTTAAGAATTTAATCCGTTAGGACCACCTAATGTTATCATATTTAATTGAGTTACGGGTGTTCCATATCCGTCTGTCCATATTGGATGTGGTGGTATAATTGATACTGTATTACCACTACAGTCAATTACACATACTGTTGATTCCGTATTTGCACTTCGTGGTGGTTCTGGTTGTGATCCACAATCTTCACAAAGTAAATAGGGTCCTAGACTATACGAATAATTTGTTTCCCCCGTTGAACTTAATCCTTCAAAAGTAGCACAAAATGGTGTTTCAGAACCAAATTGTATTTCATAAGTTATACCTGTTGTAGGTGCTCCATATTCACCACAAAAGTTAATTGACTCTATATTAATTTCTTCTAATGTGTCACATCGTATAAATTTAAAATTTAAAGACTCTCTACCATCATCATTTAAACACTCACAACAATCTGTATATTGTTGAAAGTTATAGTAATAACCTGGAGTTATGGAGGACTCTGTTTCTGACTCAACAGTACCGCAAAATAAATCTTCACCAATACCAAACCTTATTACCTCTCCCACTATTAATGTATCGGCAGACACAACATATTGATTATTAGTTAAACATTGATTTATAATATAATTCGCCATTTCTTTTTAATATATAAATATGTTGTTTATTTGTAATTTACAATTTGAAACTTGATTTCTTTTTTATATGTGTTAACTTCTCCCGATGATATAACCTTTATATCCACAAAATATTCATTTGGTATTTTATCCCTCGTATCAAAAAGGAAATAATATTCATTAGGAGTTCTATTTATTCTTGTCCAATCTTGAACACCAACTTCCGTCTTACCTTCTTTAACATATATTCTGTAATACGCATCAACATTAGGTTGTAATTGATTTGTGGTGTACGCCTTTTTAATTACCACACCAACTTTTCTAACATCAGTGTTATATATTTTTTCGTCTTGCTTAATACCGTAAAAATCAAATCCGTAAATTGAAGGTTGTTGGGATTCTGTCCCAATTTGAATTGATTTTTTTAAAGGGTAAATAACAAATTCGTTTTCAACATTTGGTAGTGAAAACCCATTCAATGTTATATCCGACCAAGTATCTGTAAATGTGCAAGGGGTTCTATAACCACCAGGAGGTAAAGGGGGTATCGTTATTTCATACACACCTTTCGCTCTTCTACAAGAAGTTAAACCCGTTAACCCCACGATTGGATCACCATTAGAGTCACTAATACTTACCAAAGGATTATTATCTAAATTTTGGAAATCCCCATCTTCATAGATATACAAATATAATTTATTAGATTTCCCCAAAGAAAAACTATTTCTATCATCATCAATAATGTCGTTAAAGTTTGATTCTAAAAATGGTTCGTAAAATGTTTGAGTGTGTCTTGTAAAGAAACCTACCTCATAAGTTCCTGTTGTTCCTGAAGCATTTTCCACTTGTGGCATATACGCAATACCCCACCCTGTAACACCTGTTGTTGAGTATGTTAATATATCATTAATTTCAGATGACATATCAAATTCTATATTCTCATCCCCAAATTCAAAATGTTGGGTATCAACAATATATAAATTATTAAAGTTAAATGTTCCGGTGTTATTGTTATTATATATTCCGGGTTCTTCCCAAGTTGTGATTCCTGATGTTACATACCAATTAGATGGTCTATCGGAAAAATCTTTATCGTTAGGAACTTGAGTCATCAAATCTGCAAAATCATATCCAACCCCTTCATCCCAATTTTGTGGTTGGTTAGGATCCAAATCTTTATATGGTATTCTAAACAAGATTAAGTCAAACGATGTTGCTCTTAATCTACCAGTTGATGTTGAGGTATTTAATAACTCCTTATCAAAGAATGATGTGTTTACCATTCTTAAAGTGTGTTTCATATTCGGATTACAACCAACAGGAGGTATTGAACCGTCTGAATACTTTTCTTTAAGTAGGGTTAAATCTAAATTAAAAATGAATCTACTAAACCCTATTGGGTTTGCAATACTACCATTACCATAAAATAATTCCATTACAGGATTTCTTCCCGTATTTGTACGACTATTAGATATTATGGTATTGTTTCTACTAAAATATGAATTGTTAATTGACATTTACATTTTTTAATATAAATATCAATTAATCCTGATATTTTTATTTAAAATGATATTATCAGCAGTTGCTAGTCTTTGTAGGATTTCACTTGCGAGTGTTCCGTCACTTGCGGTCGGTACTGGAGGAACTCCAGGGAATGGGTGAACATGAAATAAAACAAATCTAGTTAATAAAGATAAGAAACTTATTATTTCTTCACCTCTTACCATTGAGTTAGTTTTAGTTTCTAATTGAGTTGCCAACATTTGTTGAGGTATTCCGTATAAGGTATCCTTCAAATTAATTGCAAATTTACCTGATGACCTGTGAGTTAATAAGTATAATTTATCACTACCCATAACCGAGTAAGTAACGGGGTTTGAAATGTAATCTCTTTTTTTAACTCTGTCCGTTACCGGGTTTTTTAAAATACCTAATTTAGGTGGAGTTTTTTTCCACACCAAACCAGAACCTCTTTCGGTATATCCCTTACTTAATGTTATGTTATTATACAGTAATTTAACTTTTAAAGTGAGTTGAAAGTCATTTATCGTATCGTTAATATCGTTAAAATATTGATAAGTATCATAACTTGGTCCGTAAAAAAATGGGAATTGTTTAAATAATGATTCTCCATCACCCGCAGGATAATTAATGTATCCATCAACTTGTATTTTACCTTCATTAACACCGGTAATAAAATCATTGATTATTTCGGAAGCATCCCCCAAAGTTTTACCGGTGAATGTTAAAGTGTATAATGGATTTATTGAGATATTATTCAATATATTAACAGATTCATTTATTTGAGAAACTTTTGTATTTTCATTGTCTTTTGGTAATGAATAAAGTTTAACTTTGCCATCATATGTTGTTGCGGTGGTTGATGTGTTATCTAACGACCACTCAACATAATATTTAGTTTGAATGTCTTCAAACACTTCTCTTTCTATAACATCAGTGCCGGCATCAACATTTTCTAACTGATAACTTGATAATTGTAAAAATGATCTGCCATCATTTTTTTTAACAGGTATGTTTTCATTACCCGAAGACAAAAACTTACCCGACCTTAATAACGCACTTGATGAACCATCTGTGGAGTTCTCAACCATAACTAAATCACTACTACCCCTACCTAAAAATGCATTATCTCCCGGTTTTGGAAAAACTCCTTCAAGGCTTACTCTGACTTTACCTGTTTGAGGATCAATAGTTGAGGTGGCTTGGGAAGAATTTTCAAGACTAGCCAAAACAGATTGGGAAGATATAAATGATTCTTTACTTACATTCCAAGGTCTAGATAAAGGACCCTGTATATAAAATTTATTACCATCGTATCTTTCTTTATTATTGGCATACATAATATTAACATATTCCCCCTCTTTTGGTATTTGGGAAATATACATTGGTAGTAAAGGTAAAAAAACTAACGGATCTTTTAATGTCCATTTATCAACATTTGGATCCCAATCAACAGGATAAACATATGTGATTAGTTCAATTTTAGGTTCAACACGAATCCTACCAATCCCCAATGGATCGTTAACATCTTTAACCTCACCGTAAAATATATTTTTATTATTTAGCATTTCTTGATTGATATTCTTTTAATAAAGTGTTGTAACTTAATTCTAATTTATCCAAATGATTTGTCAACTTTATAACAGTTTCTTTTGTTAATTCAAAATCTTTTTGAATAAAATCCATTGATAACTTCAAATCCTGATTTGTTGCACTTTTATAATCTTTTATTATCTCAACAATTTTAGTTGACTCAATTCTATTTTCCATAATATTAAATTATTACTCCATATGCTATATTAGGTATTGTTTGGAATAAAGGTGTAATACTTAATGGAGGTATTCCAACATCAGTTCTTCCGTTCTCCGCAAATTCATCATCAATACCATTTATGATTCCTTTTATTGCTGCCAACATTAAATTAGGACTACCATCCGGCATAGGTCCTGTCGGCAAACCCAATTCTTCAAATTCAGTTAAAACCTTTAAAAACGCACCCGTTTTAGAATATCCTTTTCTTAATCTTGATGCTAATAATAAAGGTAATGGTAAAGATCCTGTAGTTTTTTGAATGTCATTAAGTAAAGATAATAATTTATTAATTACCGATTTACATTCCCTAATATCCTTTATTATACCCCCAACCTGAATTAATAATGAGGTTAAAGATAATATTATTTGGTATCGTTTTTTATCTTTTTCTTTTCCTACATCCGATTTAATTAATCTAATTAAATTTATAATATCTTTTTTAATTATGTTAAAAATAATTTTAACAAAAAGGCTAATAACTTTAGAAACAAATTCAATAAAAAATTGACTTAACTTTACGATAAAATCCATATACGAACCTATTAAATCCGCAAATGTTTTACCTAATGATTTTGCTATTACCAATAATGGTAATATTACTTTTGGTGATAGTATTGCGTTAATAAGTGCTTTTGGAAATTCTCTTAAAAAACTCAAATCAATATCAATTTTTAATGGGAAAAAATTATCGGTAACTACATTAGTTAAATCAACCGCAGCATTTATTTGATTGTTATTATTTTCACCATCAATATAATTTAAAGTTGAAATTGCGTCTATAATAGTATCGGAATTTACGGGTAATTTAACTGTTTGACATTCCTCAAACTCAACAACACCGTTTTTTATGTCGGAAATTCTTTGATTAATAATTCGTAAATCAATTTCATCAAATTCAAAAAATCCATCGTTAACATTATCAACTTGAGATACTTTTGATGTTCCAGCAACATCAATCTCTTTATTTGAATCAAAACATAAACCCCCAATTCGTTTAAGGATTAATAACGCCTTACTTAAATCAATTAATTTAGAATTCCCATAACCTTTATTGATTGAGATTGCTCCGGTTAATTGATCCAATAATTGGGCAAAAATATTTTTAAAGTCAACAATGTCAATTGTGTCATAATAATCCTCAAGAAATTCGGTAACTTTATTACTTTGTCTATTTTTTAAATCAATTTTATAGAATTGTCCAACGATTGTTTGACCTGAAGAATTAACATATGATTCAACATAAGTAATGTCAAATAAATTTTGAGTTGACTTACCAAGATAATTACTACCCGCAGACACCGAATAAGGTTGATTTATATTTTGTATTCTATTGTATAGTTCTTTATTCATTGAAAACGGAAAACTATTATAAACCACATTCTTTTTTTCGTATGTGATTTTACCAACAGGACTTGTTGGATCATCCTTTAATTGTCCAAATAAATCAATTGAGGATACTTTAATATAGATAGATGTGTTTGGGGTGTATTCTTGATCTTCAGAACACCCAATTGCTTTAACCCCTAATTCATTTAAAATACCTTTTAATTTTGGAGCTAACTCTTTAATTGCCGATACAAATGTTTTTTTTAAATATTTGGCAGTTTTGCTACCCCCACCTTTACCATTGTCATTTGATAATATTTTTGTAAGATTCAATAATTCGTCTAGTTGACTCTTTTTTTTCTTAATATCAGATTCAAATTTATCCACCTTTGTTTTTACGCCGGATAATTGTTTTGATATTTCTTTATTAGCAATTTCTAAAGATTCTCCATTTTTCTTTTTTAAATCTTGGATGTCTTTATCAACTTGTTTGTATTTTTGGGTTGAGGAAATCTTTTTTTGTATTGATTTATAACCATCGTTGATATCTAAAGCCATATTATTTTAATTTATAATTTTTATCGTCAGATATGTCTTTCTCAATTAAATTTTTAATTATATCGTCATCTAAATCAATGTCGGATAGAGTAAAATCGTCTTGTTTTTCCGAAGATTTTTGCCACATTTGAGATTGAAGTTTTGATAAAGTTAACTTCTTTTCAACACAGTCGTTTATAATTTTTTGTTGTTTTTCAATAACGGGACCAATAAGTTGCATATCTTCAGGTTCCTTCATCATTGTCAACATTTTATTTTGAATTCTTATTGCGGTATTTCTTTGCTCAACAAGTTCATTGTATATCTCTTGCATTAGAGATAACATTGATTCTTTTGTTAAATTAATTTGTTTTTTTTGAGGTCTACCCATAATAATAAATACTTATATTTTTATTTTACCATTTCTTGAATAAGTTGAAAGTATATTTTACGATACCTTTTAATTGACGATCTAATTTCTTTAGTAGTTAAATTCGTCATTTCCCTTAATTCAAATAAAATGATGTTTTTATTGAATTTATTATTTGATGTGTCAAGAAAAATATTGTTATAATTTTCAAACATATCATACAACGCCTGCCCCAATTTTATTTCTTGTTCGGATATTTGCTTATCGGATAAAGTTTCCGATAGTTTATGTAAAAATCTTTTAATGATTTCTTCCGTAGTAATACTATAATCATCAATATGATATATCATATCGGGACTATGTTGTAAATCAGACGAAATATCTTCATAAGATATTTTTCTATTTGTTTCTTTCTGATCTTTCATTATTTGTCCCATCAAATAATTTTTACAGATGGTACCAAAATATGAATACGCTTTTTTTTCTTTTGCTGGCTTAAATTTATCAATTTTAGTCATCAAGAACGAATGAGTGTCTGTATGAACTTCATCAAAGTTCATATCTTTTCTATACAATTTATATCTTCTAATAATTGAAGATATCATTTTGTCTAAAGGATGTTTTAAAAACTCATTATAAATTTTATTTTTTTCTTCAAAAGATTCTGCGGTTAGATACATTCTAACCGCGTTTTCTTCTCTTTCATCAAAATAATTATTAGGTTTTGGTTTTCTTCCTTTCTTTTTTACCTCATCTGAAGTGATTACAATTACTTCATTGTCGTTCATTAAACTTCTTGTGGTTCGTAATTTATTTCCCTTTGATTAATGAACATATACTCTTTTTTTGCCGAGTCAATCCAAAATCTAACCTCATCTTCACCTAATACATCGTCACCATTTTTATAGTTCCAAAAAATAGATCCTTCTCGTAGATTAGTATGTTTGTAACCAATTTTTGGGATTGTCATAAATCTTACTGAATTATGAGTCATTCTTAAAAGAAACTCATATCCAAAAGTTAATTTAAATGTAGGTTTTAACATTCCATAATTAACAAATGATTCTTTTTTAATTGCCAATCCTGATACCTGAAAGTTTTGGTACGATAACAAAGTTTCGTTTGTTAAAATTCCCATTTCACTTGAGAAGTTTGCCGCAAATGTTGCTTCATTAGTAAACCCAACAAATACTCCTTTATCGTCCACATCAACCACTATAGGTAGGAATGCGTCTGTGTTTGGATATATATTTGCGTATTCTTTAAAGTTTTTAACCCATATGTTTGAGAATTCATCGTCAAACTCAAAAATTGTAACCCATTCAGATGTTGCAACTCTAACTCCGTGATTAACTTGAGATGAAAAATTTGGTTCTTTTGTCCACTCCTCAAATTTAACATTTAACTCACCAAAATCATAAGATTGTAAATGGTTGGTTAAAAATGTTTCATTAGTATGAACAATAATAATCTCATTAAATTGTTCTTTTTGCGATTTTAATGAAGTAATCGCTTTGTCAAGGTAATCCTCAAAAAACCCCGTTTTACCAGTTCTGATAGGTAAAATAACTGAAATTGTATTTTTTTCCATATTATTCAATTGTTTCAAATTTAGAAAGTTGTTCTTCAAATGAAGTCAACCTAGTGTTTATCATATTATTAAATAAATTAACAACATCAAGTTCAAATTTAGATTTATCTGAAAACTCGGATATTGTTTTTTCCATTTCTTCAAATACCACAGGACTGATATTATCCTCTAACCAATTTTGGATAAAGTCGGCAACCACATCAACAAACATATTTTGGTTATTAATCCAAATTCCATTATTTTCGTTCATCCATTCAGGTTGTAAGTTTGGGACTAAACCAATTACAGGGATACCCATTTTAAATGATTCAAGAGGGTATGTCCCAAAGGCACTTGTAGAATCCAACCACACCGAACAAAAACTTTCTTTCATTGCGTTTGCAAATTCTAACTCTGATAAACCTCTCATATCTCTAAAAGTAATCCATCTATATTGTGGGAATTTAGCGTAAAACGCTTTAATCATATTAACAGTTTCTCTTTGATCTCTTGAGTGAACTGAAATAATTGTTTTAGGTGGGAATTTTTGTTTTTCAAAAACTTCGGAAATAAATGGAGAAACAACATCAACTGAAAGTCCTCTCATCATAGATTCAATAATTTCTTTTTGTCTGTCGGAAGTTGTAATACATTTATAAAAACCTAATTTAGTCCAAGTATCACCAGGATTTAAAGTTTCAAAAATGTGATCATAAGCTTGACACAAAACTACTTTACCGCAAGGTAAGTTAGATATTTGATCCATAACAAATCCGTATATTTCAGGAATTACAATTATGTCTTCCGGGGAGATTGCTAAATTTGTTCCCTCAATTGCGTTGTGAGGTAATTTCATATATTCTTCGTCCAACCAACTTGAAACACCGAAGTATTCGGGTTTTTCGTGTAGAATAATTGAGTTAAACCCATTGTTTTTAAGTGTTAACGCCATTTGATAAATGTATCTAACCGACGCTCTAGCATTACCTTTTGTGTCTTGCACCAAAAAATAAATTCGGGACGACTTGTCCTTCATATTTTGGATTGACTTCTCAAGTTTTGATATTTGTTCTTGGTTCATAGTATTAATATTTATTTATTATTTTTTTCGTTAATAGTGTATTGAATGCGATTCTAAAAGGAACCGATGTTTCATTTGACGAACTCATTGCAATTTTTTCATCAATTTCATCGTGAGGATCCGTTAAAATTTCTAACATAAATTTAACCATATCAAATTTAACGATGTGGATTTTTGCCTGACTTTCAGTGTTTTCGGTATCTCCTGATACCACCTCGTCTTCAATTTTGGTGTAATCGGCAATTGCGTCCAAATCAACATAATAATGTTCTCCAAAGATTTTAAACATAATTTATAAAGTTTTTAATAACTCCTCAAATTCTGATAATGATGAAATTTGATATTGTGAGTTAATGTGTTTATTGTAGTCAGTGTTAAATTTTATAACAATTTTATCTGACGGATGATTTAATAATAAGTCAGGGTTTGATGTAAGTAAAATGTCTATGTTATTCCACATTGAATTTTTTGTTAGATTACTGTAAAAAAATACTTGTTCTAACAAACATCCGAATTTTGATAAGAAAAATAATGAAGATGGTTTTGATCTTCCAATCTCATCAGACACTATTAACAATTCGTTCTCATCTCTCAAATTAAGATATAAATCGTTAAGATAATTAAAACTCATAGTTTCTGTTGATGGTGCATGACCAAACAATTCCATTGTATAATCTTCATACATAAACGAGTATAATTCTTCTTTGGATTGAAAAGAAAAGTGGTTACTTAATTCTAAAGAACTAACATCACTTAAAATTTCATATTTAAATGGTGTTGTGTCAAATACTTCATTCATTTCAACCACATCTTCAGTATCCCCCGAAAAAGTTATCTCGTATGTTTTATCCGTAGATTCAACATCATTGGATTCTATTAAATGTTTTTCATAAAGTTGTTTAAATTTACCAATGGTGTCTCTTAATACACCATTAATTTCAATCCCTATTCTCTTTGTCATATTCAAGTAATATTTTAGTAATTAATGGGTTTCTCACATTTTTAGCATCTCTGAAATCATAAACACCAATATCCGAAACATTCTTAAATTTCTGTATTGCGTCGTATAATCCCGATTGTTTTTTATCTTTATATCTGTCAGTTTGTTCTAAATCTCCTGATATAAAAAATTTACTGTTATAACCAATTCTTGTTAACAACAATTTCATTTGGTTAGGTGTTGAGTTTTGAGCTTCCTCAAAAATTAATATTGAGTTGTCAATATTCATACCTCTCATATACGCCAAAGCAAATACCTCAATGATTTCGGCTTTCTTTAATTCTTCTCTAGCCTCTTTACCGATAATTTTATTTAATAGATAATAAGAGGGGAAGATATACGGATCCAATTTTTCTTCAAGGTTTCCTGGTAATGATCCTAATTTTTCTTCCGCTTCAACTGCGGGTCTAACAATAATGATTTTTTCATATGAATTGTTTGTATCCATTAACAAATCCACTGCCGCCTTCATTGCGATAAAACTTTTACCAACACCTGCCGGTCCTGAAGCAACCGTGATTTGATTATTTTTTAAAATGTTATAATAATCTTCCTGATGTTCGGATAAAAATTTATTTTTTTGTTTTCGTTTAATTACTGAATTAATAAAATCCTTTTTTGAAAAGGGTTTAGAGTCTTGTGTTTCCGATTTAATTGACGGATCTGATTTTTTTCTTACCATTTATTTATGATGTTAGTTTATTGTAGTAACTAATTGGTTGATTCCAAATAGCACATTTCTTACCGTAATAATTATAAACAGAATCCCAAAAAAGAAAATCTTTATGGTTGACACCTGGTATATGTTCTTTAGGCCATTTACATTCGGACAAACAAGAATGGTGTGACAATACATTACCGGTATCAATTCTACCAAATACAGGTTTACTTGCAATTAAACGAAGTTTATTTTTAAAATTCAATTGTTCCCCAACTAACATACCTCTAAAATTATATTCCGAACACTCCAAGTATTTCATATACATATTTTCGTGAAAAACTGTGTCATCATCTAAAAAACAAAAATATCCATTATTAATTTCTTTTAAAATTTCATTCCTTTTTTTAAAAATTTCATTATCCTCACAATCAATACTATAAATTTTTATATTTTTATCTTTTAAAAAACTTAAATCAGGTAAATCTCTTTTATTAGAATGGGATATGTGCCAAACAATATCGTCATTCCTTAATATAGAATTATATATTAATTCTATATTTTCATATCTATAAAGTGGGGTTATTATGTGTAGCATATTTTTATTTAAAAATTGTATTAGTTGTTAAATCTTTATATTCTTCAGTTAAGTCGGCATTAAATGACGGAAAATTTTGCATTAACATTAATCCTTGAGCCGCCTCAACAGGTGTCATATACATATTCCATCCAATCATTTGGATATCATCATCAATATATTTTGTTTCACTTCTCCCTTCATACCTAACTTTTTTAAACCACTCCACCGCATCTTTATTGTCCGTCAAAATCATTCCTCCTTTACCAATCTTCAAATGTTTTTTAATATGGAATGATAAACACATAAATGTGTTGGGTATATACATATTACTTGTAAACCTTTTTGCCGAGTCGTATAATGAATATGGTTCCAATTGATAAATTCCTTCCCATTCTACGTCTTGGAATTTAACTTTACCTCCGGCGTGTATAATTGATTGGGGTACCGATAAATAAGTTTTTTTGGGGATAGTAACTTCTTTCACATTCAAGTATTTACAACATAAAAAAATTGCATTAGTGCAACTATCTACGGAAATTGCGTAAGGTGATCCGGTATATTCGGCAACTTCCTCCTCAAACATTTGAACTATTTTATATGGGTTGTGTTTCATTTTGTTTTATTTAGATGTGGAAAATTTTGGGATGGTATTGGTTTTTTTAAAAAATCACATAAATTATCCCAATTTTGGGATTCCTCAAAATCCAATATTAATAATTTATTAGTATCTTTAAAATAGTTTATAATTTCTTGGTTTCTTTGTTCGTATTTCATCCTCATAATGTCTTCATTATTTAAAAAATCATCAACACCGTAACAAATATTAGAAACTAACGGATAAAACCATCCTCCCTTTAAGTTTATTTTTTTTGACCATCTTCTATATGAATTTATCCAATTATCAGTGTTTCTAATTGTTAATATAAATTTTGAATTTTTAAAATTTTCATCTAATTTTTTATAAAAATCCGAATGATTCCAAGGACGATCTTCAAATGCGTCGTATATATCAACTAACCTAAATAATTGACTATAATTACCAATACTTTGATTATAAAAATATTTAGAGTTTTGATTAAACATTAAATATTCGGGACATACCGAATAACCTAAAATTTGTAATGCGTTAGTTAAAGAAGTTGTTCCCGTTTTATTTGATCCAATACAAAAAATTTTATCCATTTTTTAATTATTATTTTTAATTATTTTACACGGAGTTCCATAGGCAACAACATTGTCGGGTATATCTTTAGTAACTAAAGAACCTGCACCAATAATGACGTTATTACCAATTTTAACTCCGTCAATTATATTAGCCCCAATGCCAATTAAACATTCTTCACCTATTATTACATTTCCCGCAATATTAACTCCGGGATTTATGGTTGTGTATTTACCTATACTAGTGTGGTGACCAATACTAACATTTCTGTTAATAAAAACAAAATCATCAATTTTAGAATAACCGGCAATACAACTATTAACATTAATTGAAACTCCTTTACCTATCTCAACCGTTTTTGAAATGTTGGATTTACTAGAAATTAAATTAATTAAGTTTTGATTAATGTCAATATTAAAAGTATTACAGATTTTTTTCTTGATATTAGGAGTTGTAACTCCTAATATAATTAATTTATCGTCAATTTCAACACTGCTAATTAAATTAATGTTAAACCTTGGGTGTTTGTATTTTTTATTGGGTATTAAATTTAAATTATTGATCACATCAATGACGGGATAAATTTCTTGAGAATCTAAAATGTCCAACAACATTGTTAACGCACCCTCACTAAAACCTAATATTGTTAATTTTTTTATTTCCATATCCTAAATTTTTAAATTCTTTTGGGGTTAATAGTTCCACACCCATATTATCCATAATATTATGAACCCGGGTTAATAATTCCATATTTGTAGTAATTTCTTTATCTTTAAAATACAAATTATCCTCAAGTCCAACCCTAACTCCGTCGGCGTAAAGTAATCCTAATATGTTAGAATTTAATTGATCCTTCCCAATACCCCCAAAACAAACTTTAGCGTTTTCAGGTAAATTGTCCACTACGGAAGACAATGTGGATGAATCCATTTGAGCGTTATAGATATTACCAAAAATCATATTCATATAATGGGGACCTTTTAATATACCCTTTTTGATTAAATAATTTGTGTAATTTATCATTCCCGAATCAAAACATTCTATCTCGGGAGTTACTCCATATTCATCCATTTTTTCAATCAACTTTAAAATCATATCAGGTTCATTTATTGATGCCGATTTTGGGAAATTAATTGACGACATTGTTAACGATCCCATATCGGGATATAACTCCAATACTTCAGATCTTTTTTCAAATTCGGGATATAATCTACCGGTTAAAGAAACACAGATAGTTAAATCGGGACAATATTTTCTAATCCCTTCAATAGTTGGTTGATAAATTTCTTTTTTATATGTGTTTGAATAATCCTTTGTATCCCTTGCGTGTATGTGTACCATAGTTATACCCAATTCAAACGCTTGGTGAACCTCTTCAATGATTTCGTTAGGTAATAAAGGAGCGTTAGAATTTTCCCTTGTAGTTTGAGTTCCAGTGGGGGTAAAATTTATTATTTTTTTCATAAATTATATTGACACTAATTTATTTTTAATTGATTCAAACTTTTCCTTAACCATTGGAACTAAATTTTGATGATAATCTTGTTTTAATTTATTTAAATTATCGGGATCTTCGTTTCTTGTTGTTGATTCATAATGATATGCCACACCATCACCACATAAATAATTTGAAAACCCCATAGAAATCGCTTTTACATTTAATTCAACATCCTCAAAACAAGAAATATAGTTTTCATTAAATAAACCACACAACTCAAATGTTCTTTTTCTTATCATTAGTAAACCACCCGTATTTCCAAAAACTTCGGTAGTTGCGTTAAAAAAATTATAATAATTCCTAATGTTTAAATGATCAACACCTAACGATGAGTTAGCTTTATTTATCCCCATATATATTCCGTCGTGCTGAATTGTATTATCCGCAAAATGTAATCTACACCCAACCGTACCGGCTTTTTTATGTTTATCGTAAATACTTAACATTCCGGTGATGATATCGTTAAGAATTTTAATATCGTTATTACAAAATAATAAAAATTCGTATTCATCACCTATGTGGTTTTTAACCACATCATTATTAATCTTTGCAAAATTATAATAGTCGTATTCAATTAATTTAACATTATTAAATTGTGATATGTTTAATTTTATTTGATTTTTTTCTTCTTCGGTTGATCCGGTGTCCGCAATAAAAATGTCAAACCTATCAGATTTACAATGTTCAAAAAATGAATTGATACAATCCGTTAACATCTCAACCTTACCTTTAGTTGGTATTATTACCGCAATTCTACCCAATTTATTAAATGTTTTTTCTTTTATGTGTGGAACATAAACGGATTCAGGTTTTAAATCCAAAGGTAATTTACTAATATATTTTTCCAAGAACTTATCCTTACTTTCCCAAAATTCTTGATTTGGTTGTCCGACAGATTGATGGGTAATCTCAAAAGAAGATGTTACACCAATTTTAACTCCATCTAAATAGTTAGGAATTGCAAATCCGTGATCGTAAAAATGGAACTTACCATATGATTCATCAAACTTATGTTTGATTTTTGTTTTATCAAAGGATATGAATAATCCGTCAACAGTTACAACGGGAACCAAAAAAGGTAATTTTGGTGAATATTTACTTAAAAATTTTTTTTGTCCTTCAGGGTGGTGATAAACCTGACCAACCATTGTTTGTCGTAATCTCTCCCAATACACACCTGACTCTGGAAAATAGCAAGATCCTGCCTTCCCAATTATACCAAATTCGGGATTATTAGAAAAATCTTCTAATAACTTTTTACCCCAACCTTTTTCAAGTTTAATATCATTATGACAACAAACTACAATGTCGTATTTAGAATCTTTTATTCCTTTATTGTAGAGTTCGGATAATGAATATTCATTAAAATTCTTATAAGGTAAAATTTGGATCCACTGAAGTCCTGAAGTTAATACAAGATGATCGTTAAACTTATCATTGTATTCTTTATCTTTATGTGTTGAGTATATTATTGTTATCATTATTTTATTTTAAATTTCATTTAATCCCCAATTTTCAGGGTAATAGTCGGGGTTATAGTATGTTTGATTACAATTTCCTGCTAAATTTTTATTTGAGTGAAAAACTTTTCCGTTGTTAAAGTTTTTAACATACCACATTTGCCACCAACTAAAAGTAGAGCTACCTCCAATAAAATTATCACATAATGCACCTAAAATAAATTGATCCATTGGGTTATTATGGTAATATTTAAAATTGTTTGAGTGGGTATGAGTATTATTTGGTTCCGCAAATAAAAATCCTTTATCTTTAAAATAAATTTTACACCACTCAATATCATCAGAAAAAATAATAACATTATAATCTTTAAAATTTGGAAATTCTTTTTTAAGGGTATCTTCGTACCAAGTTTCAGGTATTTGATAAAAACAACTATGATTTACAAAATCACCTCTTCTCACACCAATACCAATAGTCGGTTTATTAAAAAATAGTTTATATTTTTCTTTAACTTCATTTATCTTATCTTCTTTAATTTCCAAACAAGATTTAATGTAGTCAAAATCATCATAAAACCATTTTTCAGATTGTAAATTTGAAGAAATTTGAACGTTAATGAGTTTATCTTTATTTTTTTCAAAAAAATTCTTTATAAACATTTTTTCATCTTTAGAATAATTATTTTGTCTAAACTTGAATTCGGTGTCGTAATTACTGTCGTTATTTATTTTGGGGGGGTTTTTTAAATAATCCCATAAAAAATAATCAGGTAACTCAATATCATTACCTGAATGTTTTGCGAAGTATTTTAAACCTGAATATAAAAATAACCAATTACCTAATCTTAAATGATTTCCCCATCCATTAAATTTTATCATTATCTTACTTTAATTCTATTATTTATCCCATTGGTGTAATATTCATTATGTGTGGAATCAGGTAATCCATAATGAAAATTCCATCCCATTCTCGTACTATGTTCACTTCTCCTTTTTGCCAAAATATGTGCTCTGTTTAACCCATTATCCCAACTTCTCCATTTTGTATGGTATAAATTAGGTCTATCTTCCGCAAATTTAATAAGATACCCATTTTTTGGGTTAGGTCTTTCGGTGTGACTTCCCGCACCAAAGTTCATATTCTCAATTTCATTTTTGTTAAATATTGCAGATTTTGAATATCCGTCACTTTGACATCCATATAATAAATTTTCTATAGATTCTCCTTCTCCAAACATTTCGTATCCAATACATTTTCCGACATTCCATTTCGCGTCATCTAATATTTTATGGGTGATGTCAACAAATTCGTCTGAATCAACAATGATTATCCATTCCGAATCGCTATTACGCCAAATATTATTTCTTAACCCCATTAATGTTTGTTCATCCATAAATCCATTAGTGTTATAAGATATAACATTACAACCATTATTTTTTGCAATTTCAACTGTTCTATCATCACTTTCATTATCAATGATAGTTATTTTTGAATTTGGTAATTTTAATTTATACCAATCAATAAAATCTTGTATAATGTTCTCCTCATTCCAAAAGATACCAAATACTTCTACACTTCTATTCATAATAATTCATTTAAAAATTTATCAACACTAATTAGGTTTAATAATTGATTTCTATTTGTGTCAAAATAATACCAATCATTTATACCTTTATTATAAGATTCTTCACCCATCTTATGTATTGGTTTCTTATTCTTTATTATTACACCAACACCCCAATCAGTATCTACAGTATAATACATATGGTTAGTATTATCTCTTTGAAATTTTAAAACGGATTTGTATACATCCCCATTCCAAGTTTCTTGTATTTGTGGTACTGCCGCGTGATTTGGTGTTGGTGGATTACAATCGTGTAATAAAATAACTCCATCATCTTTAGTCCATTTTAAAGAATTTATTATATCCACATCAACCTGTTCAGAATGATGCAAACCATCAATAAATACAATGTCGTATTTTTTGTTATTTTGATTAAAAAATTCATTAGAACCCATTGGATAATTAACTTCCTCAATTAAAACATTTTCAATTCCTGGATCAACACCATCTTTATTCTCACATTCAATTTCTTTAATACATTCTCCTTTAAAAACACCTATTTCTAGATATTCTTTAAAATTGTATTTTTTTATAAATTTGTTTATTATTTCGTAACGATACATAAAAATTATTTTTTTTGTTTATTTTATTTATATTCCTGTCGATCCAAAACCGTTATCTCCTCGGTCTTTATCGTTTATGTTTTTTACTTTGGTAAATTTAATCCATTTACCACAAGCAACGGATGAAAAAACCGCTTGAGCAATCTTTTGTCCTTTTTCTATTATTATCTGATGATTGTTGGTATTAAATACAATAACTTGTATTTCTCCCGTATAACCACAATTATGAATTAGATGATCATTACAAAAAAAATTATGATTATTAGATACCGTAATATCATAGGTTTGCTTTTTTAAACTTGATATTTTTTTTATTTTAGTTGTTTTCATTTATAAAAGTTTTTAAATCATTTACACTATAAAATATTTTATAGTTTTTATATATTTGTTTTGTATAATACTCCTTAATGTCAACCTCCTCAGTGTTCCACCTTTTCATTTCAATAATATAGGATAACCCATTATTAAATTCAACCAAAAAATCAGGAATATAGTGTCTATTTATGTTGTTATAAAAATATTTTATTCTAATCCCATGTTTATTTGTCCATGTTTTAATTTGAGTAGATGAATCAAATAATTTCATTGATTCTAGTTCATAAGAAGATGAATACATAAAAATTTCATTACTTTTTGAAGTATACTTACCGGTTTTATATTTATTGGATTGGTTAGTGATTATTCCATCGGAATATAGTTGTGATATTTTTTTAGACATATTTTCTCTGTATTCTAACGATTTTTTACATCTTCCGTCGTTTAATGACTTTTTTATTGATTCTATTGTTTTTTTTCTGTATTCATTATTTTCCCACCTTTCTTTTGATGCTTTAGATATTTTTTTAATTCTTTCGTCAGATACTACCCATTTTTTAAACTCTTCCGATGATTTCCAATTAGTAAACCCAGAAAAAATTTCAGGAGTTTCCATATGGATTTTTTTAATTTTTTCAGACATACTTTTCCTAAATTCAGGATCTTTATGCGTTATATTTCTAATTTTTATTTGTTTATCCCTATACTCGGGGTTTAACCAAATCTTTTTTGATCTTTCCGATATTTTTTTTAACTCATCATTTGATTTTACTTGAGAACCAACAAACATTAATTTATAGTCCGAACTCGTTATTTTATGTTCAAATTTTAAGTGCTCAACTATTGAACAATTTTTTTCTACCCCACAAATTAAACATTTCACCATAATACCCTTTATCTTTATTGATAAATAGTATGGTGGTGTTAAAAAATTATGATTTCATCATTTTCTGTCAAATTTTTCGCCAATTTAATTCCGTCTTTAGTGTAAACCTCACTATTAAGGGTAACCTCAATCACTCCATGTACGGTTTCAATTAATAAAATTTCTTGGATACCTGTATCAAAAATGGACGATACAACATCTTTCTCAACCTCTAAAGTGTCTTCATTAAACGAATAAACAATATCCCCAATTATCAGTTCTTTGATTGTCTTATCTCCGTCAATTGTTAATATCTTCATGTCTTCGGAAAAACAATCCACCGTTCCCGGTGAGTTTAAAACCATAATCCCTTGTTTTAATGCTAACCCACTTTTTGATCTTACCTGAAGTTCATAATGTTCGGGAATATCAATGTGTAAACCTGTTGGAACCAAACTTCTACCAAATGGAGGAATGATAATTTCTTCCGTTGAGTATAAGTCAAACCCAGAATCTGTCGGATATGCGTATTGAGGTTCTACAGAATCTTCACGACTAAAAGAGTAATTAACATTCATCTTCTGTTCGTATTTTTCCATATCTCTTTCTAACTCGTTAATATCAACACCAAACTCATTAATTATTGCTTGGTAGTCAAGTTCTTCATCATCGTCAAACATATCTTCAAAATCTTGAAGTTTTGATATTAAATCTTCAAAATTCTCATCTTCGTAATATTCTCCTTCAGTCATAGATTTTATTTTAATGATTTTAATTTTTTAATTGCGTCAACCAAAACAACAACATCCTTTTCACAATATTCAGATATTTCTTTTAGTTTTTGTTCCTCCCAATATGCGGAATGAACTTTATCTCCTGTTACCTCACCATCTTTTGGTGTTGGTATGTCCATACACGCACACATCAAGTCCAATGAACCAATTGATGAATACGCACCGTATTGCCAAATTTCTTTGGTATCAATCGCTTTTACCTCCCAAGGCTTTGTATCATATGATGGAAGAAGTTTTGACGGCATAATACCATTAATAATCATTCTTTTTGCCATCATAGGAATATCAAAGTTCTTCAGATTGTGTCCACACAAATAAAAATCTAATTTCTGACATCTATCTAAAAGATTTCTCGCTTGAAGTAATACTTCTTTCTCATCGTCACCCGCAAATGTTTGTTTTTTAATTTCTCCATTGTCCAAAACAAACGCCATTGACACACAAACAATCTTTGCAAATTCAGGGACAAGTGCCGCTCTTCGTTTAAACATAAAATTTTTACCGTCAATATCAACCGCAGCATCTTCGGGGAATCTTTTTTGAAACCAATCAAAATATTTATCAAATTGGTTAGATATTTCAGGATTGAAGTTCTGACACGAATCGTAGTCAGGACAACATCCAACCGTTTCTATATCAAGAAACAAAATTTTTGTAATAGGGATATTAATCATATATTATTTAATTAAAGATTTGTAAAAATCGCATCGGGTTTTCGTGACATTGACAAGATTATATTTGTCTTTTACGGTTTCATATAATCTCTCACCCATATCAACAATCATATTCGGATTGTCCACCAATTTTTTAACATATTTAGCCCAATCCCCGTGATTTCTATTTTTGTCCACCAATAAAGCATTACCATCAGTAAAACTACCATTGTTAAGTGAATGTTTCAAATCAATGGTGTAAGGTCCAACATTAGACGCAATTAATGCCTTCTTATAGAATCCCGCCTCAATAACTTTAAGTTGTGACTTCATTCGGTTAAATACATGATCAACAATTGGTGCCAATGAAATATCAAATTTAGAATAGTTTTTAGCGTATGATGTAGTTGGTTTTGTCCAAACTCTTACATAGTTTTCATTCTCCCAACCAAGATATTCTTCATCATTAAATTTATCTAAAAATGTTTTATATTTTGGTGTAATGATTTTATAATTGTCGGTGAATATACTTTCGTATTTAACCCATACAGTTTCTTCAGGTTTAATTGCTCGTCTTGTTTCTTGTCCTGTCTCTTTGTTAATTTCAGTTACAGTTCCTCTTGTATCAAAACCACAAACATAATACTGTAATTTATCTTGTTGAGGTTTTAATTTTGATACCATTCCATCAAGAAGTTTTAAATCGTAAAGGTGAGACGATCCACCCAACCAACCAACTCTGATTTTATTTGATTCTAATGTTGGTTCATTAAATTGTTCCTCATTTGGATTTATTGCATTTGGTAGGACAATAACATTTTTATTGAATTTTCTAATCTCATTCGCAAAAATTTCAGTTGTTGTTGTGATATATGAACAAACTTTCATATTCGCAACAATTTTTTCGTGGATTTTATTATTTAGAATTAGTTGACGAATTGGATGTTCTTTAGTTGGTAACCAATAATCATCAATATCCATAATTACCACAATACCTTTTGATTTTAATTTTTCAATTAATGCGGGAGTGCTTTCATAATCATTCCCAATGTTTCTATGGAAATGAACTATTTGATATTGATCCCAATATTTATCATCATCTGTTTTTGGTTGGTAATCTATATCAACGTGGAAATCTTCTGAATATTGATTTTGTAACATTACGTGGGGGTCTAAAGATCTAAACTTGCAAACTCCCGACGTATCTGAAGGAAGTACTAATATTTTAATTTTTTCTTTCATAAATAGATATATATCCCCAATAATAAACATTGATATCTATTTTATCAATAATACATAAAATAAAAAACCCCCAATCTTATGAATGGAGGTTTAACCTATGTAATAAAATACAAAGGGGTGCGTGTTACTCTGAAATTTTTCTAATTTTAGTTACTCTACCCTCAAAAAGATGTTGAC